AGAAACCTCTCTGAGTCTTGTGAGCTAAGCGAGCACTCTATCACAAGAACGCGAAAAAGTCAAGAGGGGTGCAACAAAAAGTCACAGAAGGCGCACAAGAACTCAGAGACCCTTGACATTCTTATGAGTTCGTGGTAGAATCTCGTCTAGATCTTATAAGCATAAGGCACTAGATCTAGTCTAGATTGTTACGAGAAGCACACAAATCTAGACGAGAATACATATATATCATTATGAATCTTGACGAGATCTGTGCATCATAAGGACTTGCAATCTCGTCGAGCTTTATGCTATAATCATCTAGTTACACACAATCTCGACGAGCTTATGTACGACGATTACGATCTAGACTATACATACGCAACAGACTATTCACATGATCTCGACGAGTATTATGCACAAGATCTCGACGAGGATTATGCACGAGATGGGCAAGATTACGAAGCACTTGCATATCGTCATTACGCATAACGAGATCTTATGATAGCACAAAAACGTCACATACGAGTTACACTAGACATCATAGCATATGATGATCTAGATGTGGATGATATCAATTGGCGTGATATCTTAGACCTACAAGGTGATGAAGAGGTCCATGCTAGCGCCAAAGTCTTTGATCCGTTTGAGTAATGTGACAGTCTTGTGATTGGACCTTATTCTCAATAACGAGGTCCTTATTGAGAATGCCAATATTATAAGATCCCTTTAAAGTCAACAAGTCTTGTGCCACTTTGAGTACTGGCACACACCCCCTTGTGTTCTGCCAGGCAATGGTTTATGTTACCTCTGTCGTCGCAATTCACCGATGAAAGACATTCGAATTCGTGTTGAAACTTACGATGGTTGTTGTACAATTTGGTATGAGCGTTCAAAACTCAAGAACCCCACCGAAGTGATCTGCAATCGTGTTACAAACCAATTAATGGGTTTGAACATCAAAGAAGTCAATGTTTCGGTGATCTGAATTATGTGTGGACCTGCTTTCGAGTATACCTTTGAAGATTTCCTAAATGATGCTTCTCAGGAAGAATGGGATGAATGGGAATCTAAAGCGGCAAAACTTGAGTTGCCGTTAGATTATTATTTGCAAGAGTTCGTTGCATGTGACAGTTGAGAGAGTGGCACAAGGGGGGTTGCAAGACCCCCCAGACCCTGATACATTACATTCGTACCTGAGAGACACCCCATGTTTGATGAACTTTGGCAAGAGATTCAAGATGCTCCTGGTGAGATTTTTGATATCCCAGAGTTGAACGATGAAGAGTTCAACATGAATGAGTATCTTGCCGCTGATTACGATTACTGAAATGGCAGAAGTTCTTGAACTGAACCAAGCGGAGATTCGTGCCCTGCTGGATCTCATCGAGTTTCATGAAGATTGGGAGGAATGTAGTGAAATCCTGGGTGTAGATGTTTCCCAGTTGTATGATAAAGTATCCGCACTCCTGACCTATTAAAATGATTGAAACCTATTCGTTCACTGGTGATGCTGTGACAGTTCTAGGACTGGTCGGTGTCATCTCCACTGGCATCATCCTGGTGCTATGCTTCACTCGTTACTTCAATTCTCCTTTGAGGAAGTGATGCTCTACCAAATCACTGACATCGAGTTTGATTTTGATGATGAAGATGACCTCGATGATGACTACAAATCCGACCTCTTTGATGAGGCATTGGGTCAAATCTGGGAGGCAGTTGATGAAGATGACCTCGTGGAAGAAGTTACCACCGCTTATGGTTGGTGCATCAAATCCATTGATTATCGCCACGTTCTGAAATGACTGACCTTCGTTACTCTACTGGTACAGAACTCTTTGAGTTTCTGTATGCTAAATGTAGGGAAGATCATGACCTTCTTGCTACAATCATTGATGAGTATGTTGCCTCTCTAAGTGACAGCAAACTCGATGAACTTGAAGACTTCCTCACCAACAACTTCGGAGACGATTGATGACTCAAACTGACATTATTTCAGTTCGTGAACAGATCCAAGAGGATCTGATCTGCCTGCTAGAATCTCAGTTCGGTCAGGCAGATTACCTCTCCGAAGTTCAAGACCTTGCCTGTCAGATTGTTGTTTCTAACTTCACCCAACTTCTCAAATGACCAACAACGTTAAAACCTGGACCGATGACTTCTCCGAACTTTGTGAGAAGTATGCCGAATTCGTGATGGATTCGATGGACATGAAGACAATGGAACAGTTCGTGTTTGATACACTTTACGAGTGCTATTCTGCCTATGATGAAGAACAGTTGATTAGTGAGATTCGTGAGTTGTATGATGACGAAACTCTGGAAAGTTTCGGTGTAAAGATTACTGATGGTCCAGACATTGTGACACCTGACTAACTGGCACACACCCCCTTGTGCTCCCCCTGATTCCGTGCCATACTAACAGCATGAAAAACACCCACCTCGAACACCCCGAAGATACCATCCTGACGGGTGACCTGACCGTGCTGGATTGGTTCACTGCTGCAGGTACTCTCAGCGTTAAGATTGACGGTGCTCCCGCTATTGTCTGGGGTCGCAATCCTGCCACTGGTAACTTTTTCGTGGGCACCAAAAGTGTCTTCAACAAAGTTAAAATCAAGATCAACGAAACTCACGAGGATATTGATGCCAACCATTCGGGAAATGTCGCGCAGATTCTTCACTGCTGCCTGGATTCTTTGCCTCGCATCAATTCTATCATCCAAGGTGATTTTATCGGGTTTGGCGGATGCTGTGAATACACTCCCAACACTCTCACCTACCTCTTCCCCGAAGTAGTCACTGAGAGCATCATCATTGCGCCTCATACTGTATACGAAGCAAACGACGATCTTCGTGATAGTTGGGCACTGCCTCTGATGGTAAATCTGGAGAGCACTGATCGTGTTATGTTTGTAAAACCCAAAGCATACATTCAGCACGGTCAAACGTCGTTCGCTGATGTAAAAGAAATCTGTGACTTTGCCCGTCAAATGTCCACTGCCTGTGAGTTTGTGAGTGACAAACAAGCGGCAAAGATCAAACAACAAATCAATGCCTGCATTCGTGCTGGGGAAGAGATCAACCCTGAGGACTTTGATTGTGATGCTAACCTGCTGCGTTTGTGGGCATTGGTGAAATCAATCAAGGATGATTGCTTATACCTCTGCCGCAATGATGGTCCTGCAGCATACCTCTACGGCAACAGAATTGATGCCGAAGGTTATGTCATGACCAATGAGTTTGGTATGTTCAAACTGGTCAATCGTGAGGTCTTTTCTAACGCTAACTTCAACAACCAACGGTTTAAGTGTGCCAATTGAACAGGTGGCACACACCCCCTTGTGCTGACCCCTGATCCATGCCATACTACGTTTGTCACTGAGAGACGCCTCATGCGTAAGATCGAATCTGAAATGTGCGCTGCCATTCGTGATAACCGCGATTGGAAGTGTGACAATACCGAAGTTATCACCATTGAAGGTGTGAGTTTTGTATACCTTCACAGCAATCTGATTGCAAAGATTGATGATACCTCTCTTGAAATCTTTGACGGTGGGTATCAGACTAAGACCACCAAATCGCGCCTGAATGCTTTACTTCAGGAGTTTGGAATCAAGGGCGAATGTGTATTTCAGCGCAACTTTAAGTGGTTTGTTCATAAGTTTGTCGGACAGGCAGGAACTTCTCCTGTGTTCAACGAATACGAATTTTCCGATGGATTTGTGTTTGCCTGATGCGACCCCTAACCTGCTCCCGCTCTGCTGACTTTCACCGTGCCACTATGCTCCGCGTTGCTGCTGTTGCTGTGCTGCTCTGCCTGCTATGGGAACCGATCCGCCCCATCCGTAATGTGACAGCCAGCGCACTGTACACTGCAGGCGACCTGATCGCCCGCTGACCCCTTATACTGAACAAGTCAACCGCGAACCACACCATGAGCACCGCTACCTACAACGGTTGGGCAAACTGGGAGACCTGGAACGTTGCCCTCTGGATTGGCAACGATGAGGGTCTGGAGTCTGCCGCCTGTCAGATCGCCCGCCGTGGGGGATCTTACCAGGACCTGGTGATGATGCTGCGGGAGTGTGGCAGCAAGGAGACCCCTGACGGTTGCCGTTGGGATGATCCTAAGATTGACGGACTGGAGATCAACGACATGATGGAGGAACTGGTAGACGAACTCTGAACTGGTACACGGGGGGTCGGAACCCCCCACCTGACCCCTTATACTGATTCAGTCACCAACGGACGACCCCATGCGTTACAACCCCGCCACCGACCGCGCCATCAGCATTGATGAGATCGCCGCCCAGTGCCGCGCTGCCATTATGAAAGCGCAGGAGCAGCAGGAACCGACCTACGCTGAGGTGCTGGAATTTGCCCGATGGGAGAATGACCTGCTGATCGCTGCCTGACCCCTGACCCTTACCAACCCAACCCGACATCATACCATGACCCTGAACCTTGCCCTCTCTCTGCTCCGTCAAGGTCGCAACGGCGCTCAGATCCTGCAGATCCTGGAGACCCTGACCAATGAGGTCCAACAGGAGAACATTGAGGACGCTGCTGCCCACTTTGCCACGCTGCAGGAGATCCAATTCTGACACTGTCCACGCCCCCCACGGTTTGACCGCTGGGGGGTTTACAGTATGGGGACAAACGAAACGAAACGACCATGACCCGCTACGACGTGATCTGCCCCTCCGCTCCCTGGGAGAACACCACCACCGATCAGGACCGCGCATGGGACCTGTGCCTGGACCTCTCCGAAGAATACGGTTACGCCCAGGTTCGCCAGAACGGCATGATCATCGGGGACTACACCAACGGGCAGTGACCCGCCCCCGATCTGCTACAATACTCTCAACCGCAACGGACCTCATGACCGCCACCCCCTGGAACCCTGAGACCCTCACCACCGTCACCCTGCCCGAAGGGACCTGGGGGACCGTCCGAACCGCCCTGCTCTGCATCTCCTGCGATGAGAGTCTGAAGGGCAACCACGCCGACGCGGAGCATTGGTTGACCGCTTACAATGCCCTGAAGGAAGCGATGGGGATGTGACCCCCCCATCCCGTGCTACAATTCTCTCAGTTCACCACCCGAACCCAATGCGCTTCTCTCCCGCCACCCGCCTCAGCACCCGCGAAACGGTCTGGGTCGCCTACCGCAACGACGGCACCAACTTCAACCGCCTGACCGACCCCGCTGGTCACCCCGCTACCATCTGGTCCGCCCAGTTTGAGGACGCCTTCCGTAACGACGTTCGGCAGGCACAGTGGGGTTGACGCCCTGCCCCCTGACCCTGTACAATTCTCTCAGTTCACACCTCAACCCAATGAACACCCCCACCGTCATGACCGCCGCCGAACTGAATGCCGCCATCGCTTCGGGTGCTCTCAAGCTGACCCGCCTGCCCCGCCGTGGTCCCCGTAAGGGTGAGGCAACCGCTAACCGCGTCGGTGGCAGCGGCACCGCATGGCGACCCGCTGTCTCCGCTGGTCATGCCAACCGCCACATCCGCAGCGGGTCGCCTGCTCTGCGCTGAGGTCTTATGCGTGGGGGCAGTCCGTTCGTTCGTGATCGGCAGTGCCCCCGTCCGCCGCCGTCCGTGGCGCGGGCCCGCGATATAAAAACGCAACACTACCCTAACCTACAAAGTGTTACGGAGGCGATCAATTTATTTCAAGCATTATAAAAAAATTCTACCATATATAAAGAAAAAATAAGACGCAGAATGAAAAAAAATTCCGGAGATATTTTTGAGGTCGTAGAAGTCGATCCAATAAACGGTCAATACTTTATTGTGATACCTGAGCAAATCATCAATGAACTTGAATGGTATGAGGACACAAGAATCAAACTTTCGGTGGATGGGGATGAACTTATTCTTGCAGAGTCTGATTGACAAAGCATAGATAATATTGTATGATGTTGATGTAATTAAACTCAATTATGGCTAAAGGATTTACAGTAAAAGCAAATGCTCCTTCTCAACAAAAGGAAGAATGGGATTACGATTTAGCAAGAGAAATGGTAAGAGGTAAATCCATTGTCTTTTGTCTTCCTGGTAGAGGAGTTTCATATACTTACTTGAAGAGCTTTGTTCAACTTTGTTTTGACCTAGTTCAGTCAGGTGCGAGTATTCAGATCTCGCAAGACTATTCATCCATGGTCAACTTTGCACGATGCAAGTGCTTAGGGGCGAATGTACTGCGAGGACCGAATCAGATTCCCTGGGACGGTAAATTGAAGTATGATTGGCAACTTTGGATTGATTCTGATATTGTTTTCAATACTGAAAAGTTTTTCCAACTGGTTCTGATGGATAAAGACATCGCTGCTGGTTGGTATGCAACAGAAGACGGTCACACAACCTCAGTGGCACATTGGTTAGATGAAGATGACTTCCGTGGAAATGGAGGTGTAATGAATCATGAAACGGTTGAGAGTATCTCAAAGCGTCGGAAACCATTTACTGTTGATTACACAGGTTTTGGTTGGGTTCTGATTAAGAATGGTGTCTTTGAACATGAAGACATGAAGTATCCTTGGTTTGCTCCAAAGATGCAAGTCTTTGAGTCTGGTGAAGTCCAAGACATGTGTGGTGAGGATGTATCGTTCTGCCTTGATGCAAAAGAAGCAGGATTTGAGATTTGGTGTGATCCTCGCATTCGCGTTGGTCACGAAAAGTCAAGAATCATTTGAGACAATGGCAGAAACTTACAATATTCTTTGTAAAGGTAGGAGAATTTATACTTCTCTTACAGAGGAAGAATATTTCAATGTCATGGAGGATCTGTCGATTGAATATTATCAGACAGGTTCTCCAAGACCTGAAGATCTTGAAACTGAAATTTTATTGGAGAATAACGTATGGCAACAAAAGCAAAAGGCGGTCTGAATAAAAACAGTTCTTATATTCCTGGGCCTCCGAAAAAGTCTCGTCAAGGAGAAGGCGGAGGAACTAAATATGCTGCGTCTTCTCGTAATGGAGCGCGTAAAAAGTATAGGGGTCAAGGAAAAGGATAATGTATCACCTAGATGGAAATGATGAATGGACAAATATACATCCATCAGACCTCTGGGTTTATAATAAATTATTTTTAAGTCGGGTTTTAGGTTATACTTGTGGTCCTGTTGGGACTACAGTACCTAGACCCGATTTTTATATTGTTCGACCATCCTTTAATTTACTTGGAATGGGGCGGTTTGCTCGTAAAGAATGGTTATATAAGTATACAGATCATATTCACCCAGCAGAATTTTGGTGTGAAATTTTTGAAGGCACTCATTTAAGTGTAGATTTTAAGAATAAAAAATCAGAATTAGTTGTTCTTGGAACTCGTGATGACGATGATCCCTACTATAAATGGGAAAAATGGGAAAAAATCGATTTAGATGTTCAATTTCCAAAAATTTTAGATGATTTAAAGGGTAATTATGAGTACATTAATTGTGAATTTATTGGTGGAAGACTAATTGAGGTTCATTTTCGTCAAAATCCCGACTTTAGATACAATAACACAGTAGCAATACCAGTCTGGAATGATGAAAAAGTAGAAAATATGACATTCATTAAAGATGTTGAATATCATCGTAAGGGTTTTTACATTAAATAAATAAGTTGTTTTGTACAAACTGAATTGGAACAGTACTCAATGGGTAAACACCTACTCCTAGAGGTGTATGATGTTGATTT